TGAGTTTTTCTTTAGTTTTTCAAGCAAAGCTGACATATTCTACCTCTCATGGATATATTCATAATATTATACGCTATTTTGGCGCATTAGTAAAGTTATTGAAGCGATAATAGCTTCTTTTTGAACTCATCAATTTTGGCAACACGGTTTGGCCACAAGATGTATTCGTTTTCTGGGTTCTTTGCCAAATTGTTCAATAATGGCATAACTGCGTTGATCACTGCGGTTGTTTTTGCTTTCGCTTCTGCTAGTTGTGCTTGTAGTTGTTCTACTTCAGTTCCTAGCTTTTCATTTGGGATCTCATCAGCCGAAACTGTCGAGAAACCAAAGTCGAAGTCAAAGTCGAATTTATTTGTGCTCATGAGAAAAAGTCCTCTAGGGTTGCTACATGTTCTGTTTTCATATTCGCAGCAGTAGCAAGTGTTGTCATCGGAGTAAGGAAGCCAACTTTCAGATGGTCTTCGCGGTTGATGTACTTCTCAATTCTAAATTCAGGTGGAAGATAGCCAGAAGGAAACGCGATAACTTCGCATTGTGCTGGATTTGGCATATTCATGGAAACAAACTTGATTTTGTCACCATCGCTAATCTTTGGATATTTGTTTTCAAGATTCAGCTTTCGCAAGAACGCATTATATTGCAGGGCACCCTTGACATGCATCGGAACACCCTTGTCACCGAGTTTATATTTAGTCAACTCTTTTACAGAACTGTTGCGCGCGATATCGGCTGGGTCAGCTTTGTTAAACTTCTCGCGGAAGTTCTCGATATACTCAAGCAGTTTTTCTTGGTCGCCAGATAGCACGATCTTCGCAGCTTCTTCAATAGCACCACGACAGATAGTAGGAGTTGATGAACGAACAGCTTCGATGCCGACCATCTTAAACTTAGCTTCTTTGTAAGCGACACCCTCGTTGTTCCATACGTTCATGATGTAGCGTTTAGCACCAGTCCAGATCGCATTCTCGGCGATGGCTTCGCGCTTCATCTGCATGGCCTGCTCGTATGCGTTTACTTTGCCAGCGAGGTCGCCATAGAACTTGTCAATATAAGGTTGAATCTTTCCTTCGCAAACTTGGTCGAGGAAATCAACTTTCTCTTGAACAGTTTTGTTAGGAACGAACTTATCAACCAAACCTTTCATCTCGATGTATAGTGAGTCAGTATCAGAAGCGATGACATAATCCTTGTCAGTTTCTAGCAGTTTGTTTAGATAACCGTTCATGTTATCCATCGCCCAACGAATAGAAGTCTGACCTGAAACAGTAATAGCTTCGGCGAGATCGTTAGAATAGAAGCGGAAGTATTTGTTAGACAACGCGCCATAAGCTGAGTTTAGCGAAATCTTTTTGGCCATCTGCATATTGTTGTACTGCGTAATCTTTCGTTCTAGTTCCACATTACCTTTGTCGTTCTGCAGTTGTTTCTGACATTCAATCATCATCTTCTTGAAACGCTTACGATCTTCGTAGTATTTCTTCATGAGCGCAGGTAGGAAACCCTGCTTGTCTTTACGGAATATTGCACCGTTGCTTGCCATAGTTTGATTGTTGTCAAACATTTCTTGCGGTGCACCGTTCTTGAGAATATAGTCAGCGTTGACTCCCAACTGAGTTTCTACGAAAGTCTCGGGCGAGATGTTGTACTGCATAATAAGATGCGGATACAGCGAGTTCAAGTCGAACGACACAACCCAGTCATACTTACCAACGCGAGGTTCTTTAACATAAGCACCCTCGATCTGACCATCCTTGTGATTGTCTTTCTGCATCGGAACAACGATACCTTTGTCACGCAGATAGTTGTGAATGATAACATCCCATAGCAACACGGAAGTCATAGCATCGCCGTAGTTTACCTTAGCATCGTACGCGATAGCACAAGCCTGTTCGATAAACTTCATCTTTTGTTCGAGTTTGATTACCAGCGTGACGTCCTTGACGTTGTACTCCATATACAGTTGATGATTGCGCTGATACAGATCGTCTAGGTTTGTATAACCAAGTTCGCGATAGTCAACTTTCTTCTCGCCGAGTTCTACTTGCGCGATGTAGTCGAGTGAGTATTGCTCTTGCTTGATGTAAGTAAACTTCTGATAGAGTTGTATGTAATCGAGAACAGGAAGCCCGACCAACTCAACGATGTTCTGCTCGCGACCCATCTTGTCATAGTAGGTGCGGAACTCAGTCATGTTCCAAGGCGACATCTTCTTGGCTTCTTCTTCGTTGATTTGTGTGGCGATGCGGTTGTAAAGATAAGGGATGTCAAATCCTTCGCAGTTCCAGCCAGTAACAACGTCAGCGTCGAGTTCGCGCCACTTGCGTACAAACTTCATCAGCATTTCTTTCTCGCTGATGCATTCTTCGTACACTACGTCTTCGCGATGTGGGATGAATCCTTTTAATGCCCAAGCATAATACGTGATGCCATCGCTTATAGTGATGGCGGTGACTGCTTTGTCGGCGAGTTTGATGTTAGGAAAACCACCGCGCGAATCAGTTTCGATATCCACGTAGGTGATACGAACCTTTGACATGTCAAAGTCCATTTCGCCTGGATACTCATCGTTGATATAAACATATGGCCAGCGATTCAAACCAGCGAACTCAAACGACGAGATGTCTTTGTACTGCTTGGCAAAATCACGCGCTTCGCCGATAGAATCGAACTGAAGTTTTTCTAGTGAGCGATTATCTAGAGTTTTGAATTGTGTCTGCTGTTTAGCAGGAACGAACAGGTATGGCTTGTATGCGATGCGACGCTGGAATCGTTTGCCATTTTCATAGCCACGAACCAGCAGATCGTTTCTCCGTTGTTCAACAGATGTGTAGAACTTCATCAATACTTCTGCCCTTCAAACCATTTCTTCGGACGGTCATCAAGGTGAGCGAGTTCTGGGTTTAGTTCGATTAGATTCAACAGTTGTTCCATCATCATTAGATTACAGATAGCGTGACCGATGTGTCTGGCTTTCGATTCAGGATCCATGTCGTCGCCCATCTCGATTGACGCGAGGTGACGTTTGACGCAACCAATATATTGGCTCATCGGTCCACCCTTCGCCCAGTTCCACGGTGCATACTTTCCTGCGCCATACTCGAATACATCTGCAGTTGACTTCAGCAGATGAGTAGGAACTAGATCGTATCGTGTCTTGTTAGAATTGTAGCGAGCGCATGTGCCGAAATCCTCGGACTCAAGATCGCCCTGTGCTGGTTTTTCTTTCTTCATAATCTCTCCAAAGTTGGAGTGGGCATTGCACCCACTCCAATATCATACTATAAAATCGCGTATTAGTAAAATTATTTACCAATCGAGGTTAGCCAAGCAACAACCTTTTGTAGCCAAGTTTGCTTGGTATCATCTACCCAGACAAATGATGCTGGTTCTGGTTGCTTTGCGTTTTCGCGGAAGAAAGGCAGTTCAGGTTGTACTACTTCTTTCTTTGCTTTTTCAGCAGTTTTAGCAGAAGCAAGATTGCCATCTAATTTGGCTTTCTTTTCGCCTTTCTCAGCAATAGCTTGAACGCGAGATTTCTTAGAAGGATAGTATCGCTTCTTTTTCTTCTTTGGAGTAACAGCACCTGCAACTACAATTTTTGCAGCTGGTGTTGTTTTACTTGTTGGTTTCTTTTCCATTATTATCACCTTGTACAATTTTAGTTAAGTCGGGATCAAAGAAGTCTGGTCCTTTGAGAACCTTACCATCTTCCCTGTATATCGGCTTCCCATCCGATCCTAGCTTAGACATGTTAGAACGATGTACTTCGTTGAAACATGCATCTAAGTCAATGCCAAACGCATGACCTGCGCCATACACAACGTATAGCAAGTCAGTTAGTGCGTCGGCAACTTCGACAATATCCTTGTCGCGAATTGCTTCCTTCAATTCTTTAAGTTCCTCTGCAATCAATTCAACTCTTAGTTTGCAGACATCTTTCGATGGGAACTCAGCTTCGTGCTTTACTTCTTGGTTGAATGTGTGCATAAACACACCAACACTTTCAAAATTACTCAAGGTCTCGCCCCTTCTTCCATTATAAAATTTGTCAGTCATATTAAAACTTTTTCCCAATCTTATATTTGCTAATCAATTCCCACTCATGCTTTTCTTTGTAAGGAATCACCTTGATAAACTTCATCGGAGCCTGATTCTCTTCGCTCATGGATGGAGTCACCAACTCAATCAAACCCCAGTCAGCTAACAGATTAGCGATAGTATTTCTACGAGCAAGATCTTCTTCGTCCAACGAAGATGGCTTACCATCTAGTGCAAACAATTCTTTGAAGTGCACGATATAATACTTACCACGTTTATGTAAGATATGACAGGATTGATATAGAGTTTTGTTTTTCTCTGAAGCCACACCGACACGAGTTAGAGTTTCTTTAACTTTTAGAAAGTCATCTTCCTGATGTAGCTTCACTTCGATAAAAGTATCTAATGAAGTCATTTTGTATTTCCACCTTTTTGTAATTTTTGTAATATAAGGTCAACTTGCTCGGTGGCCAATACTGTAGAGATATCTTTTGCTTTTTGAACACTGCAACCATAATATTCGGCGAGTTGCATGACAATTTCATCCTTACTAGCTTTAGCCCACTTCGAGTATCTTTTATTCTTCCGCACTATATTTAGTAAATATTCATACTGAAGCAGACCATCGAGGTCGGGCAACATGTTCATATCATTTGCATACATGATAGTGTCAGGAAAGTAAGATAATCCTCGGTTGGTTAAAAATGCGTTATACTGCTTCTCGGCTAGATCTGGGTTCTCGCTGTCGCGGATTAGGTTCTTTTTGGTCTGGGTTATGCTGTTAGTGTAATCGAATGGATTTGACATATTACACCCACTCAGCATCGACCATAACTTCGGTTAGGAAAGCGACCGTGTTAATCTCTTGGTCGGCGACGAACGCTGACTGATACTGATAGCGACCCAGCAATAGAATCAGCTGTGGGATGCTGTTCGGCTTCATATAGGTCGACGACAAGTCATAGAACTTGCGGAAGAACGCAGTTGGTTCGGTGTCAAGATTCTCAGCAACCCATTTACGCATATCGTTGAATCGCTTGTTCTTTAGCAAGTCAACCAGACCCTTAAAGTTTTCTTCGCCAAGGTTGGATAGAATACCGCTGTCAATTTTACCAGTGACAGAATAGCGTTGTAGTTCATTCAGAACACGACGCCAGTCAGGGAAGTGCTTGGTTACAACTTCAGCAACGACAGCCTTGTCAAACTCAACACCCTCTTGTTCTAGAATTCCGCATGCACGTTTGTGAAACTGAGCAGCCAGCTTTGGCTTCTGGCTGGACGGAATCTTAAACTCGATAATTGAACAACGTGAGTGTAGTGGTTCAATGATTCGATTCTTGAAGTTACAGGTCAGAATGAAACCGCAGTTCTTAGAGAACTCTTCCATAAAATTACGGAGAGCTGGCTGAGTCGATTGCGCGTTAAGATAATCTGCCTCATCTAGGATGACCATCTTGCGTGTACCTGTGAACGAGATAGTAGAAGCGAAGTTCTTAATCTCTGTTCGCAGCGTATCAATACCGCCATTCATAGAACCGTTGATTTCGATATAGTCTAGACCCAGTTCTTCGCACATTGCTCGTGCGACTGTGGTCTTACCAGTTCCTTGCGAACCAGTCAATAGCAGGTTAGGGATGTTGCCCTGCTTTACAAATTCCGAGAACGTAGCTTTCAGGCTCTCGGGAAGAATACAAT